TAAGGTACTTCTGTATCTACACTGTAATTAGGATCGTTAGTATTTGTGTTTCTAATTGAATTAAATACATTTTCTTGAGCTAAATTAGGTACTTCATACCATTCATTTCCATTAGTATCAGTACAATCTAAAACACCTATTATATTAGCTGCTCTAATTGTTCTTGTATCAAATTTTACAGAATTTGTAAATGCAAATATTTCAGTATTTATTGTAGCTGATATAGCCTTTCTATCTTTTTTTAATAAAAAATATGTAGGATTTATTCCTGATATTTGGTATACAGACACATCTGTTGGATCTAATGAACTTGATGCTGAAAAATCAATTGCATCTTCTATTATAAATTTTTGTGTTGGGTTAACATTAGACGTTACTTGTGTATTTTCTGGTATAATTAAAGAATAATCATAATCAGGAACATATACACTACCACTTAATATAGCTGGTAGTTGTTGGTAAAAACTAATCATTGTTGTTGCTGTAGTAGTTACTTTAGGTACATAACCTAATGAATAAGCTAAAGCATATAAGTTAGTAGTTTGTCTTGCTTTTTGTATAAATGTTTCTTGAATTTGATTATCTAAATAAAAAGATAATACATCACCTACATAAGCTGCCATTTCCATAAATAACATACCTGTTGACGTTTCTGAAAAGTCATTAAATGTATTTGGGAAATATGTTTTTGAATATTGAATAAGAGATTCTCTAATAGTATTAAAGTCTCTGTCAATATATCTTATATCTCTTTCTAATTTAGCCATTATTCTATTACTATTTCTAAGTTATCACGTACTCCTAAATTTACAACTTCATATGTAAGAGTAAAGTTAATTTCATTTCTATCTGGGTCATTATTAAATTCTAATTCTTCTACTCTAACATTAGGAAAAAAGCTTTTAATATCAGCTTGAATAATAGCTTGTAAATCATTTATTTCAGATTCTATTATATTTTCAAATAATAAATCTCTTAAACTAGCCCCAAAATTAGGTCTAAATACTCTTTCACCTTTATTAGTTAATAAATAATTTAATATATTTGCTTTAGTTTGTTCTCGTGTTGTAAAAGTAGGTACAAAGACAGCATCTCCATTTATAGGAAAACCAAACCCAACCGCTCTACTAGGTTGAAGATCTATTGGATTTTTACTTTGTATTATTCTTGCCATTATTTTACTTTCCCATTAATCCTGCTATTTGACTCATATCAACTTCTCCTGCTGGTAATGTACCATTTGCTGTATCCATTCCTACTTGAGGTTGGAATTGTTGCACACTATTAGTATTAAAAGCTGCTGTATCCCCTAATATATTCTCATATGCTGCTCTTTTTGATTCTGCAGTCATTGTTGGAGTTTGAGGTATTACTGGTGCTTTACTTTCCATTACTGGTGCTGTGTATGTTGGTTGAGTTATAACTTTTGGAGTTTTAACAGCTTCCAACAAAATTTCCTTCAATTCTTCTTGAATAGCCTCTCTAACGGCTTCTTTAATTATTGTTTTTAGTGCTGATGTCTTCATTTTATTTATAAATATTAAATTATTATGTTTTTATTGTGCTTCTATTTCAAATTGTGCTGAGTTTCCATCCATCCCGCTATAATCTGTTAATTCTAACTCATATCTAAAAATACCTATATTACTAACTACACTACCATTTGCATATCCTGGATTTATAGGCCAGTATTCTGGTTTCGGACCTCCTGAATTTGTGTAATATCCTTGAGGATTATTTTGGGTTGTTACTATTATACCATCATCTGCTATTTGTTCTTCCATAAAATAGCTATATCCAGGTACAGTTTGTTTATATATTCTTAAAAATGCTGTTGAATTTGCTTCTAAAGGAGAACTACCTCCATATGTTTCCATTTTAATTTTAACTGGTCTATTTACAGTAAATGTTCCTGTTGCTATTGGGTCTGTTGGAGTTACATCTGAACGTGGATTTAACCCATTAAAAAAATATGCTGGTGGTCGAGGAGGATTTTGATTTCCTGTTGGACTTGGAGGGTCATCACTTCCACCTGGTGTCTCATCTGGTATAAATTGGGGGTCTGGTCTGTTGTTAACATATGCTTGTGTTCCTGATGCTGCTTTTCCTCCCGAATCATCTGCTATTGCAGGTAGTACTAACTCACTAACTCCATCAAGATAATTATCTATTTTATACTTCATTTCTTCAACTAAAATTGCTACTGAAGAAGAATAAGAATACCTAGCTTGTCCCCCAGGATCATTATGTAATATAACTTGCCCTAAAGGAGTATTAAATTTATCACGAGTAAAAATTGTATTTTTGCTGCCTGTTTGATCTGTAAAATTTCTAGTAGCTCTTATTTTTCTAGATGGAAATGGGAAATCCGGGCCTCTTTCTTCTTCTCCATCATCATTTATAAAAACAGCTGAGTTATTTGGGTTATTTACTAATTCTAAAAGAAAGCCTTTATATTCAAACGGAAAAGAAGCTATTAAATCAGCTTCTGATGCTTGGTTTAGTTCTAATAACGAGTTATCCCCAGATGAATTCAAAGCATTTTGTAATGAATCATTAACAATACTAGTTACTTCATCTATATCTCCTTGTGATACTCCAGAACCATCATAACTTTCAAATACTATACCTGTTCCATCAGTAAAATTATTAGTACTATAAAATCTAACTTGTAAAGTATTAGGATTAATACTAGCAATATTAGTATTACTAAATACTCCATTTGTAACAGAAAAAATTGACATGCCTATAGTTAAACCATCTACACGATCAAAAGTTACTGTATCCCCATTTACTACATTACCCTTAACAATATATAAATCAGAACTTACATCACATAAATCTCCTAATTCTATAACAGATTTAACAAAAGCTCTTAATATTAAAGATCCTTCTATAGCTAACTCTAATTTATTAACTGATTCTATTGATTTATTTAATATCGCTGATATTCGTTTAACCATAGGAGCTATTATACTTACAGTACCTTTTGCTATATCTATTTTTTTATCTAATTTTATTAATGTACTAGATAATATAGTTAAAACCTTTACTGGTAATGCAACAGCTGGTGCTCCAAATGCTGTTGGAATTGGGATAGCCTTAATTATTTTTATAATATTACTTAAAGAATTTGCTAATGATAAAGTTCCTTCACCCATTACCCTTATACCAGCTATAGGAGTTCTTATTGCAATTAATGCTGATTTTAATTTATTAGAATTTTCTATTATATTTTGTAATTGTATATCTGAATCATCAATAGCTGTATTTGCTTTTGCTTTAGATGAATTTGTTAAAGGAGGAACACTACACACATTTGCTGGTGTTAATAGAGATTGTGGAAGTTCCAAATTACCACTTAGTAGTGTATTAAGATCAAAAGGCAATTGTGAAGGATCTATACCAGCTGATTTAACTATATCTAAAGATTGTTTAGTTATTTTATCACCCATTTGTTCTACAGACAACTGAACCCTATCAGAATCTTTGACCATATTTACAAATTGTTTGGATATAGTTTTAGCTAAACTCATTATTTACTTTTACTTACTTTAGATTTATATTTATTAATCTTAGCAATCATTCTTCCAACTTGACCTTTTAATTGGGCTGCTACAATAGGAAGTGCGCCATTTGGAGCTATTGGGGGGTAAATAGACATAGGAACTAATAATGCTGTTGTTAGACTATTTGTATATTCTAATAAAGATTTAAAATCAGCTAAAAATGTGTCTCCTAGTATTACTGGTTCTGTTGCATATTTGTCTCCTAAATATATTTCTTTTGATTGTATGATTGTTTTGGGAGTATCAACATTTAAACTATTTACAGAATTTAAATTAATAGTATCAAATGAACTTAATAATATATTATCGGTTTTTGAATTAAATAATATTCTACCAGAATTAATTACTACTTGCTCACTGTCAAATTTATTAGTAGATGTAGGAGCACTAAAATAAGAATCATATTTCTTACTAGCTACTTCAATAGGTAAAGCTTGAGTTGATGTTAAATAAATACTTGACAAATCTGTATTAATATCTTCAACTTGAGGTACCCAAGGATCTGTATCTTCATCATGTTGTCCATTTTTCAATATCATTATAGGATCTCCATTATCCCCAGCACTAGACCAAGTATTAGGTATAGTAGCATCTGTTACAGTAGAACCTAATCTAATAGTATTACCCCACCTACCTTGATAAATGTAATCACCTTCATAAGGTAATAAATTTCTTACTTCTAATTTTTCTTCAAATGTATCACCTAAATCTATTTCTGTACCCCCGTCAGTTACTCTTCTAACATTTCCCGCAGATGTTTCTTCATAATCTTGTTGTTGTGCATCTGGTATTCCTTCTTCAGTTAAAGGATCCGGTATACCATTATGGTGAGTACTTGACCATATGTTAATAGATTGAAAATAATAATATGTTACTTCATTTACATCAGATTGTATATTACTATTAGGCAAAGACATAATATAAACAATTTCATTTTCTAAAGGAACAGCAGACACATTAGGAAATAAAGGTCGTGCAAAATTGTTAGTGTTAAATTCTGGATTTTGGTTAGGTTGATTTAATGAATTAAAAAATATACAACCAATAGAACTCCATTCACCAAAGATTTTAAATGCCTCTTTAGTTTCAGGATTTTGATCATCAAGAATAGCTTTCATTACTCGTGCCCCGAATATGTTAGCTGTTGTTGGTGTTACCCCTTTTGTAGGGTTTAAAGATTGTAATCCAGTTGGCTGTACTGCCATTATTCTTCTTTTTTAGTTTGTATTTTTTCCATTTCAGCTAATAATGCTTCTTTTTCATCTTCAGTTATCCCTAATCCTCCATCTTCACTAGAGCTATTAACTGCTCTTTGAATAATAGTGGCCATTTTAATAAGTGCATCATCATTTTTAACACCAATTTCCATATATTCTTTAATTAAAGGTACTATTAAAGTAGCATCACCTATTTCTTGTACTAAAGGTTTTAACTCAGATATTAAAGCTGTTACTTGTTCTGATTTTTTCTTTTGGTTAAGATAAATTTCTTCTAAAATATCAGAAAATTTTTTCTCACCAAATATAATTGAATCTAGTTGGCTCATAATTTTTATTATAAATATAAGTAATTTATACTTTTGAGCCTGGGAAGTATCCATGTTCTAGATAAAATAAATATTTTTCCTTAAATATTTTATGTAAAACATTTGATATTTTTGTAATTTTTGGTGTTTTTACATCAATCATTTCTCTAATATAAATGTAGAGTGCCTTTTTATTAAATACATCTATCTTATCCCTTTTTCTAAATAGTTCAAGTATAGCATCTGCTATTTGAGCATCATTTCCTTTAGGAAATATTTTATATATATTATTAGTACAATATTCAACATATTGATCTATAAAAATATATAATTTATCTTCATGTTTATATCCTTTATTAGATAACTCATCTCCCTCAAACTCACCTTGTATTACTTTTTCAACACTATCTTCCATTTTTTGAGAAGCTATAAAACCAGGTTCTGCTGAGTCTAAGTTAGAATAATTTGCTAAATCTGTTATTTGTATATTTTGAATTTTTTTACCATAATTTTTAGTATTATATACTATTAACCA